GTTACTGAAACCCTTCAGGTTGGTGATACCGCCACACAGCCGTCGGCGCTTATTGATATCCAAAGTGAGGCTTTGGGCGACGGTACATATGTAGTTCGCAAAGTCGAAGTGCCTGAACTTTTTGAAGAAAAGGCTTTCGGTGTTGAAAAGTTTGACAATATCCCAGAAAAATTCAGGGCTGAAGTTCCAACGAAAACCCAAACCACAAATAAGATTGGGCAAGTACCGGAACCCCAACTCGCAACTGGAGAACTTTCAAGAACTACACAGCAGCTGAATGAGTTTGTCTATAAAGAGCAAATCACTAAGCGTGACGTGACAAGCAATGTCGCACTTCCCGAAGTCCAGAGAGCTTATGTCGAAGGAACAATTGCCAAAGTTAATGAGAAACTGTCAACAAGCCCGACGATTGAATCTGGTCTACTGATTTCTGAATCCGCCGCCACTCCTATTGGAGATGGTAAATTCATTGTTCAAACGGTTAAAGTTAATGAATGGCCACAACTTACAAGCTCTGAGTGGGACAACGAGCTTCAGGTACAGGTGCAAAAAACGGAACAATTTGTTGCTCCGTCTTCGAGTTTTACTGAAGTAAATACTTCTTACCGCGCAGTAAATAAAGATAGATCTCTGAAGGTTACGGAAACTGAGCCTACAGCGGCTCTTTCTTCATACGTAATGAGTTTCCCGATTCAGGTTGATGTCCGACTTCCAGATGTGCTTAAATCAATTTCTGTAGTATGGGCAGAAGACTTAGCTGAAGGCAATTACGACTCTCAGTGGCAGGGCTCTAGTAGCGGTACGTCGTATGGTTTAACGGGCAGTGAGAGTGCCTCTTCTGAATCTTCAGCCAGCATTAAGCCAGAACTTATAATCGACATTGAACGTCCATGGGGCGCAGATGTGTCCGCAACAGCGTATTACTTCTTCCTAAAAGGAAACAATAATGTAATAAGTGAATCAGCATTTTTAAGTAAAGTTTCCCGAATAGCTGGAGCAGCACAACGCTGGCCCACCTTTAAACCAGTATCTCATACTATTGTACTAACTGGTGGCTCTGCTCAAGTTCAAGCTAAAGTCAATTGGAGCGCAGCTAGATCTGCATCTAGCTCATCCAGTACAAGCGAAAAAACTACAGGACAAGGAACTAGCTACGGCGTTGGCACATCTTTAAACGCCGTAACAATTTCCCCAACAATTCATGGGGCGATTACAATTAGTGGCGCAGAAGCCAAAACAAAATTAGTCACGTCTAATTGTAATTCGGGAACAGGTCCAGTAAGCAACTTTCCTTTCGTCCTAACGGCAGCAGCAGCAAGTCACACCTTAAACGCGGATGTAAATCCTAAAACATTAGCGGCCACAACCCCTACTGTAATTCCAACATCAGGAAAATACATCCTTAAATCAGAAGTTGTGCCCTACAAATGGGGCTGGGCCCGCTGTTCTGCTGTAGTTCTTGACGCATCAGTATTAGCATAATACTCTAAAAATATGGCTGAAGAAGATAAGGACGATTTCCGTGCGAAAGAAAGCGCCGCACGTGAAGAGAGGCGTGCAAAAGAAAATGCTTCGCGTGAAGAGAGGCGTGCAAAAGAGAACGCATCGCGTGAGGATAGGAAGGCGAAGGAAAGCGCATCGCGCGAAAGGAGTCAGGGAAAGGCCCCAAAGGGAACATCGGAAAGAAAGGCCGCAAGGGAGGAAGCTAACAAGTACGACATCGACACAAAAGGGATGTCTACTAGAGAGATTAAAGGGGCGGTGTCCGAAGCCAAAGCGGTCGAGGAAGACATGATGAAGTTTATTGAGAAGAGTCTCGGAAACTTTACAGCCAAAAAAGGCGGGGAAGTCGCCCCGACAAATACACCAGCTACGACTACTAGCAGAATCACAGAAGACAAACCATCTCCATTAACACCAGCTGGGGGGACTCCAAAAGGTAGGGGTGGTGGTGGTTCTAGTATACCGGAGCCACCTTCTAGTGGGATATATGTGCTCGGCTCTGTCGATGGCGAGATTGAGTGGTTTGAAACTGATAGCTGTAATTAAAATGGCAAATCCAAAAATACCAATCAATAGTTATTATGGGGGCGATATAAATATTGTCCAAATTAAAAGTCGTGCGGGGGAGTATAAGATACCGTGTAGGTGTTGTATTTCTTGTTATAGCGGGTCTCCTAGTGGGCCTAATGTATTTGAAATCACAGAAGATGAGTTTTACGACATCGCCACTGCAACTAGTTACACAGCAACTATAAGTGGTTCGGTGAGCGCAAAATACATTAGATATCTTAGCGGCCAATTCTGCCAACTCGGACAGTATACAAATTTTAAAGGCGAGGGAGTTTCCGAAGCCCTCATCAATTTGAGTGAGACGCGAATATCAAGTGGTTGTCAGCTAAACTACCTAAACTTAAGCTATGTACAAGACACATGGCACGAAAACTGGACAGTTATTGAGGGTCCCCCGTGTGATCCCCCTGTAGAGGAGACAAGCGGAAACGACTACTCTCAAGACATTATAAAGTTTGGATTTCTATCATCTCTTTGGAGCGCAGATGATAAATTTTATTTGCAGCTAGACTTTCCTAACAATACTTATCAAAGTAGGGGTGTTGTAGATGGCACATTTTTGTTTTTACCTGACTACCAACAACCACCTTCAGGATATATTCAATCAAATGGGGGTTGTTCTTTTTCTATAAACGGGAATGTTGTGAATCTTATAGCTTATGAATATGTCACACCATATGGCCCGCCCCCAGAATTTAGACCTATTTTTACAGCAAATCTTTCTTTTGAGGTTAATATGTAGTAGTTTTTGGTTTAACATAACAATAATCTAATGAATTGCCAATATAGAAATATATCTTATCCTATTTGCGGATTGGGGTTATATAAAGGAATGCCAAGTATAGGAATGTGTAATTTGTGTATAGAGAAAGAAGAAAATACTATTAAACACGCGCAGACCGTGTTAGATAAAAAAAATATCAATATCCGGCTAACGAATCAAGTTGAAGCTCAAGTCGAAACCCAAGTTGAAGCACAAGTTAAGTCTCTAGCAAAAGCAATAACTAAATGGGGCTCGTCCGGATTTCAAATAACTGACCCATCTGTATTTAATCAAAGAATGACAACCTGCAAAGGATGCGAGTTTTGGGACTCAGAGGCACTCAACGGCACTGGACGCTGCCGCAAATGTGGCTGTTCCACATGGGCCAAACTAAGGATGGCCACTGAAAAGTGCCCTATTGACAAGTGGTAAAGAATTACTTGACAACTGATAGCCGACAACCTACCCTCTGACCTGTAATGAAAACTAAGACCAAAAAGCAAGTAGCCTACCTGCTCAGTAAGGTTAGCCCCCTCAGTAATAAGGAGCAGGGCAAACTGAAGGGTGAGCTTCACAGCGGTGAAGTCAAAACCAAACCCAAAAAGTAATGCCCGCCACTACGGTAAATCAGCTGGTTCCGATGCTCAGTCAGTACATCGAACCAGACGGCGAGTTCAAGACAAGCCTTAATCAGGTCTTGTCTCGTATCTACAACATGGGGACTTACCGTGATCTTACTATCCAGTACAGTCTGCCTGTTGTTGACAATTGCGTTACGCTGCCGGACGAAGCTGATTCGGTACTTCACACCATTGTGGATAACCAGCCAGTGCCCGTCCGTTCTTTGTGGCACGACTTCAAATCGGTCGGCATGGGGGTCGGCGCAGCTGACCTTACATGGGGTCTGGTTGACGCTGGTTTTCACCCGTTGAAGCGGTTGATTACTACCGCTACCGATACTTTGCACATTGTTCCGTCCGACCAGTCACCGACGAAAACCAATTTCAATCCTAATGACGGCGGCGAGATCGTGGTCACAGCGACAGATGGCGATAAGATTTATCAGTCAACCACCGATACCGTATCTGATAACGACGTCCCTCTCACGTTCGCAGAGGACATTAACGCTGTGATTAGTATCCGCTTCGACGGTCTTACGGATGCCTACGACATCCGAACTACTGCGGGTAATTCCGATACCACAATTGCCACAGTCGGACCGGATTCCGGCGTCACTCGCTATCGTAGGTTCAGACTGAACCGTTCGACCAATGACGAGACTGTCGTTCATGTTCTCTGCAAACGAGCCTTCCAGCCTGTGCGCTCCGATAACGACATCGTGTATGTCGGCAATGTCGGTGCTTTGAAGCACGGTCTTATGGGCCGCTTGATGGAGGACAACGCTGATATCGAGCGTGCTGAATACCACTGGAACAAGTGCATGCAGCTAATGGAAGAGGAAGCCGCCACCTCAAGGGGCGCTGCCATTCCGAGGCTGAATGTTGATCCATACGGTACTGGCAACCTTAATCGTATTTACCAACTGTACTAATGATAGTTATTAAACCTTCCGGTGAAGACCGGAAACAAGCACGCGCTGAAGCCAAAGCGATGGGTGTGCTCAGGGGCTCAATCGCAAGAGGTCGGGGCAACGAGATTGGAATGATGGGCGAGATGCTTGTCCACCGCGAGATCGGAGGCAGTAGAGTAGGCGACATAAACTTCGCTTACGACATCACTATGCCAGACGGCGTAACCATTGACGTGAAAACGACTAAGGCCGCTAGTGTGCCGGAACCCCATTATGTGGCTCGCGTGTACGGTGCAGAGTCCAGTGCAGAAAAGATAGGCAGCAAATGTGATGTCTACTATTTCGTTAGGTGTAACCAACAAATGACTCTCGCCACTATTATTGGTTGGTTGCCAGCAAAAGAGTTTATTGCGAAAGCAACCTTCCTGCCTAAAGGCAATGTTGATCCAAATGATGGCAAGCTATCTTTCTCTGATGAGTTTGTGGTACCCATCTCAGAACTGAACCCGCCCTCCGTGAAGATCACGAAGAAGCGGGTTCGTTAGTTCCTTAGAAGTCGCCACCTTGATCGATGTCGTACGCCTCTGAGAGATCGATCTCCCAGATCTTGCCGCCACCTTGACCCTTGCTCCGTACCGGACGGACGTTCTTGTTGTGCTGACTTACCTCTTCGAGGACCGTCATGCCGCGACGGACGAACTCCAGATTTCCGCTGTTGCCGACGCTACGACCGCCGTTACATTCTTGTAGCACAACGGTGAACTCAGTAAGAGTGCCACGCCACTTGGTAAGAGATACGGTTTCACGGACCTTCTTAGCGAAGAACTCCACCATTTCCGCAATAGCAGAACGCGAGCTATTGTCGTAAGCTGCGGCTTCGATGAATGAGTCGATATAGGTCTTAACGCCGAATCGGTTGGAGTCCTTTATCTCAATCGGTACCTGCCAGTCGTAAAGCCACTTGAGGAAGAACGGCAGTTCGGTGTTGATCGTGTTCTCTACGAACTCGTTTGAGCCGAACTTCACCTTGTGTCCGCTATTGATGCGCAACGCAATGATCTTGTCTCGGTTACTACTGTCAAGTGACGGCAGAGCGGCAAGGGAGTTGGCATCAAGGTTGAGGGACATCATAACCCTACCGGACCACGGCAACGGAATAGCATCCGCATACTTCGCATGGTACTCAAGTCTAGGGTTGGCTACACACCTCTTGGTAAGCTCGACGAACTTACGCTGATCGGCGTAGGTCGCTGCTGCTGTCTGGTCGTCCACAACCCAAGCGGCAGATCCGCAGAGGTCACGGTTAAAGCTGGTCTTGCCTGACAGATAGTCCGAGGCATCACTAAACCCGCCGACCGAAGCACCAATAATTTTGTTGGTGAGTAGGGTCTTACCGTGTCCGGCTGGTCCCAATAGGATCATCAGTTGCCCTTGATCGAGTCGGCATTCCAGCACCGCTTTGTACAGGCGTTGGAACCACGCTAGGAAATACGGCAGCGTTTCCTTGCCGTCACTGTCCTTTGCAAAGAACGGCATGAGATATGAATGAATCCACGGCCAGTTAGCTGGATCTCCATTGTCGGCTGGCTGCACGGCGTTTGCCCTACAGTTGTTGAGGATCTTTCTGCCGTAGTAGTCAACCACTCGCTCTTTGGAGAACACGACAGGCGCGACCTCTTCGACACGGCAGTCGTTGGAGATAGTGAGGATAGCTTGTTCGATCTCCGACACCGTCTGGTTCTTCTTGAGTTTAGGGCTAAAGCCAGCCTTGCGCAGTTCGAGCACCAATTGTTCTTTCGGTATTACCACAGGTCCGCCGTTGAGGAGCTTATAGAATGACTTGCCGTTGAACCAGTATTGGTCTAGTAGAGTAGACAGTTTCTTCTCCTCGTACTGGTCGACGAACTTCTTACCGAAGATCGAACCCCACGACTTGAACCCTGTACCCGCACGGTCTGAGTAGCAGATCATTCCGTCTTCCCGTACCTGACAGCCGTCGCGGTCGATGCCGTCGTCAATCCAGAACAGTGGTCCGCGAGCACCTACGGTAAACTCACCTTTCCATCGGTTCGGGAACTTACGCGCAACTTCCGCTGCAATGTCATCGAGCGGGATGTTGGTTTCGTCGGTCTTGATTGGTGTGTCGTTTGCCGATTTCAGCAACACGGTACGGACAAAGGATATGGAAATAGGGTCCCCGATACGGGTCCAGTCTGCGCCCAACTCAAAGTACTGCGACACCTTCAAGCTGGTCTTGTCGAAACCAGCAAGCAGCATCGATGCTTTGAGCGCGTCACTCAACCGCTTCATAAAGGAGTCGGCAAGTGCTGGAGCGAGTGGAAGTGGCTTGTCAAATTCCCACACAAGTCGGATGTAACCAGACTGAGTTTTGGTACGCCATGTTGGCATGTGTCCGCCCTCGCAGCGGATCTTGAGAGTCTCGTCGATCTTGTCCCAATCGACAGGAGCGTCGAAGTCAGCGACAAATCCGTGTATCTTATGTACTGGATTGTCTTCGCTGATGCGGGCGTTTGGGCTGTCGCCCTCTGCCATAGAATAGAAACAGTGGTCGGTGTTTGCATCGGCGCACCATGCCCGATACTCAGCCTTAGAGGCAAACTGTGGTTTGTTAAATGATAGGGTTGATGGGTCGTCGATTACGGTTACTGTAGTTGCGCGATGATTTTTAAGGTATCTGTATTTCATAAACGTTGTGTCGGTTGATGACGTGCCGACTGCACGGTTGTTGTTTTGGGTCTACACAAGCAAACTATTACTTGGTGTAGTAGTCGAGTACATGTCCCTCAGCGGCGACCGGAATGTCCGGAATCCACTGCGGGGGTGTGTGCATAATTTCAAGGATCTTTGCAAGAGCTTCTTCAGCTTGTGCTTCCGGTACTTCGCAAACCATTTCGTCATGAACGTGCAGGATAACTGGAAATCCTGCCGCGTCAACGCGGAGCATCATGTCTGAGAAAATGTCTCTGGCTAAACCTTGAGACAAGTTTTCAGTAAGGATACCACCCCATAGGGGGAAGTCCCGCAGCTGCCCGTTACGGACGATCTTTCCGATATGGCGGAATCGATTGACCGAACCAGCCTCCTTCATCCGCTTGATCTTTCCGTAGCGGAGTGATCGACCGGACGGAAGCTCTAGCTCGAAGGGCTCTCCGACGGCACAGGCGGTTGCCATATTCTGGTCGAGTGAACGCCAGAACTTCGGTACTGTGGGCATACGATCGCGGTACAGCTTAACTGCTTTCTCAGCCTCCTCCATAGACATGCCACTGAATGTGGAGAATTTGGTGGCCCCCATTCCGTATCCGCAGCCCAACGCGATTGATTTCACCTTGTGCCGCAACTGCTTGTCGTACTCTTTCAACGGACCGTTGTCCGGATTGTGTAGTCCCAACAGCACACCGAACGCATGGTAGATGTCGTCTGAGTCGCGGATGAGGTCGAGGGCTTTCCTGTCTTCAGCAAGCCAGCACAATGTGCGCACCTCGATCTGTGAAAGGTCAACGACGACCAGCTTGTAGCCCTCTTTGGGTCGGATCATGTGGCGGAAGTTGACTCCGAACATCTCATCCCTCGGAAGGTTTTGCAAGTTGAGGTTGCCGCCACTGCCACTGAATCGGGCTGTCGGGTTAGCTCCACAGTACATCAGTCCGCCGTAGTACCTGCCGTCAGGCATCGTACCGGAATCGAACGCTTCGAGCTTACGGAGGAATGCATTAATGCGGCGGTAGTTCTGCACGCCCCTTGCCCACGGACATGCGTCTTGGAATGCAGCAAACCATTTGTCAGCATCTTCATTACCAGCAGCAATAGAGGCTGGTGGTTCGATGCCTTGCTTACGGCACTGCTCGTTAAACGCTTTGCGTGATAGCGGGGTGTGTTCCGAAATCCACGGAATGGACTGCTCTGCATTAAACAGCTCAGTGCGGATATTCTCAAGGTTCTTCTTGAGGAGTTCAGTGTCGATCGGAATGCCGCGCTGCCCGACTCTGCGATTCAAGTAGCTGATATCCCGCTCGGCTTGGGGCCACCTATCAGACAGTTCTTGCCACAAGCGAAGACAGAGTTCGGAGTCTTTAACTGCGTACTCGGTGACTTCTTTTTTGAAGTCGTCTGTCATCGCGCCCCATTGCTTGCCCTTCATGTTATCACGGGTAGTCTTGTTGACTTCCAGACCGAACACGGTGGATGAGGCGTTTTTAAGGGATCTCGGTAGGCCCAAGAAGGCAGTCATGTCTGCGGTACAGTGCCATTCAGATGGGCTGCATGGCTTAAACCAGCCAACCTCTACGCCGTACAGGTAAAGGCTTTGGTCGAAAGCGGCGTTGTGAGAAAGCACAACATGGTCGGTAAGGATCGACCAGTCAAATTCTCTCGGGCATCCGGCATAAACAAACCCGTCATCGCCTACAACTGTAACCATATAGGCATCGAATAGCGGGTGGGAGAAATAGCCTCTAGGGCCTAAAGTTGTGATGGAACAATCTCCATCGTAGTAGGACTCGAAGTCCACTGCGTAAGTTATCATGTGTGTCGTGAGGATAAAGTGAACCCGCACAATACACCCAATGAGTGTACTGTGCGGGTTGGGTGTAGTTATTCTACTTCCAGATCAAGCTCCAGTTGTTCCGGAGCAGTGCGGATGCGGTCCATCTCGTTATCAAGGGCGGTTGCCACAAGATTCAAAGATGCTTTCTGAACCATCAACTCAGTAATCTGATCGTTAAGTTGGCGAATGTCGCCGTCGATCTTAGCGATTACGGTGCGGATGGAGTCTGACTCCCGCTTGAGAAGCGTGAGTGGGTTATCAAGTACGATCGCGCTCATTGGTCATTCCCTCCTTTGGTAAGACGTGCAGCGAACTCTGCGACTTCGGCTGGTGCATCGTCCTTGGTGTGTGCAAGGGTAGGAACATACCAGCTGTATTTCCCTTTGGACATCAGTTCAGTACCAAAGTTCCAGAAGCGCGAAGCAACAGAGATATTGGGGTTGAACGTCTGGAAGGTGAACAAACGCTTATAGGTCAAGCGATATGCGTCCTTCTGAACGGTGATGCGACCGATCTGGTAATTGGTATCACCAATCGGGTAAGGGAACATAGTATCATCTTCACCGATCTGTGGGATCAAGAGGATGATTTCTGCGAACTCAGTCACGTCGTAGCTGCTTTCGGCAGCAAGTGCTTTGGCGTCCGATTCGTTGGACACAATCTTGGGGATGTAGTCCTCGCCGAATGGAACGTCTTCTTTCCACCGCTTGGTTGCCCCGATCACGACTACCGGAGTTTTCTGTTCGGCTTCAAGGAGAACGGAGTCCTTGTCGATAACGACTGAACCGATAGGTCCTTCGATCTCCGACATCTTTTGGATGACGTTGAGGCGTGGGATATCGATGTCTTGTGCGGCAAATGCCAGACCAGTCGATGTGCTTGTGCTTAGTGCTTCTGTACTCATATTACTATTTCTCGTTTCTGATCGGTTGTTGCTTGTTGCTTACTAAAGGGGACAGCCGTAACTCCCTTTCTCCTCATTTTGAGGAAAGTGTGTATCGTGTTGAACCAACCTCGACAACGCCGAGATCAATAGCTTCTTTCTCGAAGCTGTCAACAACAAAAGATTTTTTTCCTTTCGGAGCCTTATCGTGCAGGGCTTTTGAGAGTTGACCCATTGTCAGGTCAGCGGCCTCAATGATCTCATTAAGTTCAAGTCCGTGCTTAATTGCGAGCTGCGCAAGGTAGTTTTTCTCGATGGTCTTCTTAAGCGCACCCATTGACTTGAGCTTGAGGGTCTCGAACTCAACGCCTTCGTGCGCCATGCCCGTAGCCTTGTGCTTGATACCGGATGCCCAATTCTCTACGATCTTGGCTACGACATAGAGCTTTTCGATTGTAGCTGGATCGTCAACCTCGCCAGAAGCGATGGGTCCATCTGGCAGTAGGTCCGGTCTATATCGTTTGACGACTTCGATTGCGACTGCGCCCAATGCCGGACAGTGATCCTCATGTCGGCAGAAGCGGCAGTTCACGGTAGGATTAAGGTCATCGATGTCGATGGTCTTGTTCTCCCATTTCGGTCTGGTCGTTTCGGCCTTCTTGATAACAGTAGAAATCTGTTTGCGCAGGTCGTCCATCTCGAACCGATGGAAAGTACCGACAAGGATCTCATCACGCTTCGGGATTAGAAACGCAAAGTGAATGGTCTCCAGTTCCGGATACATCTGGAACGCCGCAAGTACGTACGCTTTGGCTTGCCAGTTAATCAGTGGCTCGTCGATCTTGCTGATGCCAGTCTTGTAGTCCACCTGAAGACCGACGTTTCCTTTCCAAGCTACGATGTCGGATGTGCCGAATGTCGGTGTCTCGCAGTCGAGATCCAGCACAAGGCGCATCTCACGGTTGATCGTCACGCCGTCAGTACCACCGAAAACATTTTGGAAGACCTCATCCTCTTCAGCCACCATGCGCTCGTAGATCTGTACTTCGTCGTCGTCCATAAGGGCGGACGGATCGCGTACCTCAAGTGCCTCATGGATGCGTGTGCCTTTATCGGAGGCTGCGTTTTTTCCGTCCTTACCGTGGTATCCGGCGCAGAGCGAAACATACTTGAGGGATGAGGGGCCAAACTCAGCGTGTGCTCGTTCGGAGTGGTCTGGTGTACTGGTTTCTGGATTCATATTTGCGTGTGAAGTGTGTCCAGAGACAAACGCTTTTGTTCCAACTTGTCAACAATTTTTTCTTCGATTGTTTTTGAGGCGACCAAAACTTTTTGAATTGCAGGGCTTTTTGCGTTTGCTCGGTGGATACGGCCCAATGTTTGGATGTAGTCTTTGGCGTTAAATGTCGGCGAGATGAGGCTCATCCTCGGATGTCCCCCTTCCGTATCATGTAGCGAAACACCTACGCCTCCGGCAGCGATGTTGCAGATGATGACTCTGGACTCATTGTTCTGGAACCGTTGCACGTTGGCTTCGCGGTCGTCGGCAGATTGTCCACCGACAATGGTACAGGATTCAGGGATAAACTCTGTGAGTGACTTGACTGTATCCACAAAGTTCACGAACACGGCTACGCTGTATCCTTCGCTGCATGCTTCGGCTACCATGTCTACGATGTCCGGCACCTTTGCAGCTTCGGCAAGTTGCCGTGCACGAAGGATCTCCACTAGGATGTGTGGACTCGCCCCTCCGTCCTCCATAAATTGGTCTACGATTTCTGGCGTGACTCCGTGGTCTCTATAGAACTTAGCGATGTCGCCCAATGACGAGAATGCTAGTGGCTCTGTGATAACGTGGTTGTCAGTAAACGCCGTAGGTAGATCTTTCGGGGTTAGTTTAACACAGTTGCGTGTGTAGAGTTCTCGGTTGAGATCGACAAGTTTTGATACTGGTCCGGCTACCCAATTATTCCAAGGGTCTTTGCGGCACCCATATTTCATCATCCATGATTGCCAGCTTTTTAGATTGCCGTCCGGTTTGTTGAGCGAGTGAACGCCCAACACAAAACCAATACCTCTCATCTCTGTAGGGTCTTGGCATGCGGTAGCAGACAACAGAAGGTTGTACATGCCAGCCTGTTTGGCGGCGACCATCATCTGTGCGTTCTGGCTGAACGGAGATTTGCATTTGTGGCACTCGTCCCAAATCAAAAGAGTTTCTTGGGGTAGCTGCCAGCGAAATAGTTTCTTGCCAGCTTTGACAAGGAACTGATTACCCCTCTTCAGTTTCTCGTAATTAAGGATAAAGACGGGCGTCACTCCGACCTCAGCAAGTTCGCGCTCCCAATGGGGGATGACAATCTTCGGGCAAACCACCGCTACTGGTATCCCCATCTCTTTAGCCACACGACAAGCAATAACGGTTTTGCCTACTCCGGTGTGGCTTGAGTCTAGAGCAGCCCTACAGTTTGCCAGAGACCGTCGCAGAAAATCAACAGAGCTGAGTTGTTTGGGGAACAGCGTTTTCACTCTGATGTAATAATCAAAAGTTTTTCGTTCCGCTCAATCGATACAATCTTTTTATCGGGCAGCTTTGGGTGGTATTCCCGCAATGATGTGCTAACACTGATGAACGGCCCACCGGAAGGGTCAACAAACTCTAAGTCTGGGTGTCCGCCAAAACTGATTATCGGACTAACAAACGAGATCAGGTACTTTTTCGGCTTAAGTTTGGTGAGAGTACACGAATGGCCATAACGACCCATGATCTTAAATGGTTCAATTTTCTTCATTACTTGTTACTTGTTTTACGGTTTCTAATTTTACGTTTGATGATATCGAAGAGGGACATGTGTGCGATAATTGTATCGAAATGTCGAAGACTTTTTTCGCACGACGGACAGACAGGCTCTCTCAACCGTTCATCCGGTGCGTTGTTACGGCGTCCCTTTCGACCGCACACCTTACAAGCGTAGCGGCGTGACGGCAGCTTAGTAGAACTCTGGTGGTTTGACATGTCTGAAGGGGTTTCCGCTTTT